CTTTTTATCCTACCAAACCATTTTGATTTAGTATCAGGAGAATTTCCAGTACCTATATATAAATTATTATTTCTATTTTGAGCTGATATATTATTCAAACCATCAGTTATTAAAGAACTAGAGATAAGTTCAAATGTACTATTTAAAGAATAAACATCATTTACTTTCATTAATTGATTAAATTTTGTAATACCTATTAAAACATCTGTAACATTATCATTTAAAAAATGTACCCAAGAAAGGTCTAAATTAGTATCAATAATTCCGTTTCCAACAATAAGAGAATTAACTGTAAAATATGTAGAAGAAATTGTAAAGTTGTTAGTACCAACTTCAATAACATTACTAGAACCTAAAAAATTACTAGTAAATGTTAAAACAGAAGAAGACCTTGTTATATTAAACCAAGTATTTGATACTTCACTATATAAAGTACTATCTTCACTAGGTCCTAATGAAGATAATTTTTCAACTATTTTTACAGCTACACCCTCTGTAGAAACAGTTCCATTAGTACTTATTTTTATATCGATAATATCAGGAAAATTAGATTTTATTTGAGTGTCATAAAAATTTTTTCTAACTTGATTATCAGAAAAATCCGTTACATTATTATCATCGTTAAACCAACAAAAATAGGTGTTATTATATGTTTCCCATATAAAATATTTATAATCATATACACTAGTAGCAAATGCACTAGAATGCGCTTTAAGTTCTAATGTGTATTTAGAATATCTTTTTTCTCTCCATCCAGTCTGAGTTAATATTTTTGAATCATATATACCAGTTAAATTACCTTCATTAATATTGCCATCAATATTTAAAGAATGAGTAGCAGATTCTTTTGGAATATCAGAGGTAGAAGATGAACTTATAATACCAGGTTGGAAACCTTTTAATTCTTCTAATTTTTTGCTCATATTAAGCTGTTGCTATATAAGTTTCAATATCACAAGATGCTGTATCAGATTGTACTTTAATAGTTGTTAAATCTGCTATTGAGCCTGTTGTTGCGCTTCCTGCTCCATTAGCATCAAACACATCAACAACACCACCTGACATATCAGCATTAAATATAAATGATTGACCTTTATCAACTTTTACAGCAAATTCATCGCTGTGTTCATTTACAAAAATCAAACATATATGATTAGTATCATCAAGATTAGTTATCCTTATGTACCTAACATTACCTTCAATATATTGACCAGCTCCTTCTGCTGATGCATGAAAAGTCATAATAGTCATTAAATCAGTTGTAGCAGTCATTAAACGTTTAACAACATTTTTAATACCAGTAACAGAGAATGAGTTTGTAGAACCCATGTCTTGTCCACCTAATACTATACCTTCTTGTATCTTTACAGTTAATGTGGCTGTCGAAAATGACCTAGCCATTGTCTTCCTCCTTATTATAATTACATTTTAAATTTTCTAAAACTTTTATTCTTTTTTCTAATTCTTCTACCTTTGTATCTAATTCGTTCTTATCAAATACATATGACATTATCTTATCCAACTTGAAATGTTTTACCATTTGAGTCGCAACTGTATTAATAAGTAACTTAGGAATTATCATTCGTATAAACCATAATTCTTAAATCTATTAAACTGTTCTGTTGTTATAGAGTCTTGAGGAAAAGTTAAATATCTAGTTATAGCATCGTGTCTTGCGTCAGTTCTAGTAAGATTTCTATCATAAGTTCCAGTACCTTGTCCAAAATAATATCTATAACCATCCTCTGTTGGTATTTGATATATACCTCTAGATTCCCATAAACCACCTGGAATATCTTCATGAGGTATATTTCTATCGTTAAACATCTGTTCAAAAGAAGGTCCGCTATATTCATATCTACCTGCTTTTGGTTGTTTATTTATCATTTCTTCTAATAAACCATAATCAGGTTTTTCACCTTTAATCCATTTATCAAGTAATCCCATTATTCTAACTCCATTAACAACTCTTCTAGTCTATCAAATCTAGTATCAAGTTGTGTTTCTATTTTAGCAACACTTACTTTTAAATCAGTAATTTCTTTTTCATTGTTTTTAACTCTTACAACAGTTTTTTCAGATTGAGTTTCAAGTGTATCTATTTTACTTGAATAAGTTCCTGTAGTAAAAAATAAAGTACCTGCTACTGTCACTATAGTAAAGATATTACCTATACTTATAGTTGTATCAATCATCTTGCATTCCTCCTTTTTCCATCATTCTTAAGAACTTATCTTTCAATCCATTGCCTGATAGTCTTGCTATTATTTCTACCTGTGCCTTAAATATTCCATTAAGTTTCTTTTGTTCCATTTGCACCAACTTTTGTTGGTCTATCAATTTTATAATAATACCTTCCAACCTCTTGAAGTCTTGGTCTAGCTCTGTCATCAGAGTTTGTTGAATGAACCTGTTCTGTTTCCAGATAAAAAATCCGAATGCCATCGCTACCGCTACTGGTATTCCAAATTGTTCCAAGATTGTAAGTATATCCATTACTTATTCCCATCTATTAGCTCCCCCCATAATGAGGTTTTGCCATTAATTATTTGTACTATATGTACAGTAAACAAACCTCCTCTAAAGTAATCAACAACTGCAAAAGCATGTGCCCAATTTATAGCTTTACCACCAAGCCATTTATTCTTCTCAGGACTCATATCTTTTAAACATCCTAAACTCCAAGCAGACTTAGGTCCATCTATGTGAGTTACAGATGCTTGTTGCAATCCGTGATGATGACCATACATTACGTTAGCACCTAACATTAAATGTGCTTTAGCGTGATGCATACCTGATTTATGATGTCCGTGGTAATAGTGTAATTTACCTATTTTAAGCCACTTTTTAGGCTCTAAATCAGAAGGGTAGTACTTATACCCTCTACCTTTTAAATCCGTGCTATTTTCAAACTTATACTGTGGTAAATAAGGATGTTGCTCTACAAACATATTACACCATTCATCGTGATTACCACCGCATAAGTATTTCTCTTTGCAATTAGCTTTATCTAAAGATTCATCTATACTGTCAAGAAGCTCATTAACACCTTTCACATCTTTATCAATTCTAGGTATAATATACTCTAGAGGTGGCATTTTCTTTCTTTTCCATTGCCAATGTGAAACACTATTCCATTCACCTAAATCGCCTAAATCAATATATATATCAGGCTTTACTATCTCAATCGCTTTTTTTACAACGTTTATCGCTGCTTTATCGTGTATCGGTGCATGTTTATCTGGTGTGACAATTGCACGCTTTATTACACCTTTGTCTTTTGCCATAGACTCTCCTAATTTAGTTGTTTATCTATATGTCCCCAATCATTTGGGTTAGTCCAGGCGGAAGTCGCGTCTTCCAAAAGTTCAATTGTTTTTGTTCTACTTAACTTTAAAAACCTATCCCCACATTTCATACATTGCCATATTAAACTACTATCATGAGCCCCTAATATTTCAACTCCTGCTATAGTATCCTTACAACAACTAGGACATTCATCTGGTTTATTTATATAGGCTTTATCACCAATAACGCCTATTCTATCAATTATATCACCTTTATCTCTATCAGTAATATCATTAAGTAGAACAAATAACTTATCTATCATTATTTCAAAATAGCTTTTTTAATAACTTCTTCAACAGAATCATAAATAGCTGTTAATATTTTTTCTTCTGTTTTTTCTGATATAATAGGTACATCTACGTTATCATTTAATTCTTTAACAATTTTTTCTTTCATTTCATCGTTAAAAATGTAATCTACTATCATATGTTTTAAGTCCATTTTACCTCCTATTTAAAAGTCTTGTGGTCTAATAAATCCAGTTGAAACCTTAGTTCTTTCGTGTTTCTTAATTCTTGCTATTCCTTTTTCAAATTCTTGCTCAAAAGCTGCGGATACATTAAAATCTAAACTAGGTGGATATTTGTATCCTATAGCTATAGCTCCAGTTAAAAGTATCTCATGAAATGCTGATGGTATATCTTTTAAAGGACCTACTGTCGATAACATAGCATCATCTTCATCTGTACCAACTGCAGAAGATGTAAATTGACTTGCAAATGTATCGGCATAAACTCTTATATTTCCTGTTCCAGTTATAGAACAAGATTGATAGTTACTTACTCTACCATCTCTTGTAATTGCATTTGTAATTTTTTCAACTATACCTAGTCTTTTAGATTTTGTTGTACTTTTATCACCGTCATAATCACTAATCATCCAAAATCTTTTATTTTCAGCATTTGCTATAGGTGTAGATAAAGCTGTATCATTAGCATCATTTGGATTAAATATTTCGTCATCTTGTATTATAGGTTCTCCTATAAGTTTAGGTATTCTAACATCATTAAATTCAACTTTATTTATTTTTATAATAGAGGTATCTATACTATACCATCTTTGACCTGCAATGGAATTATATATAAATGTTTTCTTTATAGCTCCAGTTCTTTCGGCTATTCTATTAGCAGATTGTTCTATATACATTTCTAATTGTCTATTACTTACATCTTTATGATGAAGTCTTAATAATTCTGTTATCTGTTGTTTATTCATTTAGACATTCCTAAATCTTTAGCAGAACCAAATTGACCAACAACCCTTTGCAATTCAGCAGACCTTTTTGCAGTTAAATATTCTACTTGAGAGTTTAATAAAGAAACTAATTCTGTATCTTCATCATCTTGAACATAGTTACTCATATAACCCATACAAAGATTTAATGCAGTATCAAGGTAAACTAAAACTCTAGCTTCAGTAGGTAGTCCATGAAAAATTTCATCCTCATCCATTGAACTAATTAAAGAAAAATTATGCCATCCAGAAGTGCTACCTAAATCATGAGTAATATTTCCTTACCTACTCCAAATTTTGGAAAAGACATATAATAAACTTTTCCTGTTGGTTGGGAAGATGATTGTAATGGGCCTATTTTTATTCCTCCATTATCAGCTACATACCATATAGGGTCAAATGGGTCATTTTCATAATAAATACTATTAGGGTTAAACGTATTATCATTATATTGATTTATTTTTCTACATGGATAATAATAATTAGTATTGTCAGTAGCTTCATCATTATGATTTTCTCTTAAAACTCTTAAAATTCTTTTTCCATAAGAAAAGCCCTGTGCATTATAAATTGCATCTGATGTTTCAAAATAACTGTTTGAATTTCCTAAGTTTTCTAAAATAATATTATCACCTATAAATTCTGATACAGTTTGAAATGCAGATTCAAAAGCTTCATTTAACATAGTATCACCAAATAAAGTAAATATATCTTGTCCTAATAAAAACTGTATATATTCAATAGGAGGTTTTCCTCCAAAATTAAAGGAACTGCTTCCTATCTTATCATCGATAGGAGACATTCCAGTCATCGAACCTGGTGCTACTGGTCTATTTGAACCTGTTGCTGCCATTATTTACCCTTTTTCTTTTTTTTCTTTTTTCTAGTATTTGGTTTAACACTAGAATTATACTTATTTCCTATACTATTACTATATACAAACTTCTTTGCCATATTCTCTCCTTATAAGGGGCCCGAAGGCCCCTTATAATTTATTAGTTACTCACCTGTTAAGATGGGTCAGCTCCTACACCACCGATATCAGACGTTTCTAAATCATCTTCAGCAGCTATCGCTATTGATACCTTAACCGAACACGCATCTTCAATATCAGCGCCATCTGTATATACATGCACCCTCATAAAAGGAGCATATATATCTGTTAAATCCGCAACTAATGTTGAAACAGAAGCGGCAGATGTATCTAATGTATAGTCTAAATTAGCACTAGCATTAGCCCAATTAGGGTGTGCAATACTACCTGGAGTAAGTACATCGCCAGTTGTTAAACCGTTAACTGATGTTTGAATATAAGCGTCAATATCACCGTCAGTTGCAGAAGTTTCAGTAACTTCTAATCTAACAGATATTTTCTTATTTTCCCAGTTAGCTATATCGTTAGGAATAGCTGATGTAAAAGCTCCAGTTACATTTGCACCACCAGAATCGGCAACTGTAACTGTTTCCTCAAATAGAACGTCTTTACCTTTACTTGTTTTAGTCCAAGCCATAATTTACCTCCTACTTAAGAAAACTTAAGAATTGCGTGAGTTTCTGGTAACTGAATTTCCAAGCCAGCTTCAGTTATGATTTGGTCTTGTCGACCATCAACACCGTTGTCTTGAACATTAGTTTCTACATAAGTGTCTCGACTCACACCATTACCCACTAGTGGTCTATATGCTACATTACCAAGGTCAACTGCTACGCAGTAATCTTCCCATGGTCCTCTTAATAAAGGTTCTGCAACAAAATGTAAATTACCAAAAATAGTATTTACCATTGTTACTGTATGTCCAAATGCACCTTGAATGTTTTGAACATCTAACCTGTATTGAGATGAGCCTACAGAATTATTCATAAAAGAACCATTACCTAATTTATTTAAGTAAGTGATTACTTTTCTTGAAGCAAGAACAAGTTTATTTCCACTGTTTCCACTTTCTGCTGCAAAGAAATCTTCCATTGCATCTAAGAAAGCATCATAACCAGATGAAGAATAACTCATGTTATATACTTTACCGTAAGATTCAGTATAAGGTAAAATACCCCAAGAAGTTCTTACTGGTGAAGAACCGTCAGCTGTTTGAGCACTGTCGTGTCTTCCATATCCAAATAACATAGCTTGTTCAATATCCATTTTGTGTTCCATTAATTTGTCTGTCCAAATTCTTTGGAACTCATTTGCGATACCTCTATACTCAGTAGCAAGAGATGTACCAGAGAATATATTCATACCTGTTTTAAAGATTTGAGTATAACCTTCTCTGTCGTACAATTTGTCTTCCCAACCAAGAGGAGTATCAGTACCCTCAGCCCAAGCACTACCAATCACTTGACCTTTGTTACCTGCAGTAAAAGTAGTACCACTTGGTATTGCTTTTCCTACAGCTTGCAAAGCTTCACCTTCAAGAGTAGTTGTATTATCATCAGTATCATGCTGTATTTCAGCTGTAGCTGTAGGACTTGCTGCACTTGAAACTGTTGCAGCAGGGTCTATTCTTAAATAATAAACTTCACCATCATCAGCTTTTACTGCTATAATTTGTCCAGGTAGTATAAAACTACATTCTGAAGCCGCAGCTATTTTACCATACTCATCATATTTACAATTAATAATTAAATCTTCACTAGCATTTAATACTTCATTAATTGCAAATTCCTCTGTTGTTGCACCACCACTTGAACCAGCGTATGATACAACTTCAAAATTACGTCTCTGCCATTGGTGACGTTGCTCTAAAAATTTAAACACAGGGTCATTAGTCGCCTTTTTAGCTACTTTGTTTAAGTAAACAAAAAATGGGCTTTGTTGAGGAGCTAGTTCTGCAACTCTATCCCCAAAATTAAAGACTCTACGTGTATTATCTAGAGAAACATTACCAGCACCAGTATCGCCAAACGTATTACTAAACACATTCGCGTTTGCCATTATTTTCTCCGTTTCCTATTTATTCCTCTCTCAGCTGTCGCGTAGACCTTCGAGTAGGAATTGTTATTTACCAAGGGTTATTTTTTTTGTAACCACTAATCATTGAATCCATAATTGAATCCTCAGTAGATTGAGTATTTTCGGATTGTTGTGCTGGTAAAACTCCCATAGGGGATGCAACTTGTTGCGCCCTTTGTTGCTGCGTAAACGCCTCACTAGGTTGCATTGGTTGCTGATTTACTGAAGCACCACTACCATTTTTCATTCTCCAAAGTTCAACTAGGTTGTCCATAGATAAAGAGTCTGGTTTTGACATGTCATTAACAAAAGATTTAGCTTCTTCAGGATTTAAGCCATATTCGCCTTGAACTTGATTATAAATTTGATTTACTTGTTCGTTCATTTGACGTTGTGCTTGTGCTCTTTTGATATTTTCTACCCTTCGAGCTTCCTGTTTTTCTATTTTTTCTTTTACAATAGCAGAATCATACTCTGTTTTTAACTGTGTATATTCTGCCATATTATCACGCCAAGCTTCAACTTCATCTAAGTATCTTGCACTCGGACTATTCGGGTCATCAAAGGCTTCGCCTCTGTTAAATCCCGCTGGCTTTGCTGGTCTTTCAGGAGGTAGAGGGAACTGTTCAGCTTGTGGTTCGCTTACAGGGGCTTGTTGTTGATTAGCCTGCTGTTGTTGAAACATCTGAGCTTGCATAGCTTGAGTTTGTTGAAGCTGTTGTTTTAAAGCTTCGTTCTCATTTTTTTGTTTATCTGCTTCAGACTGCCAATATTGGTAACGTCTTTCGTCATTACCTTGATTGGGGGCTTCAGCAGGAGTGCTAACATCCTCATTTACAACACCTTGAACTACATCTGTAGTTTCTTGTGTTTGTGTTGTTGAACCTTCATCATTATTAGAAAAGAAAGCCTCTTCAACTGATAAGTTGGAGCCCTGTTGTTCAGGGGTGTCCACATTTTGTTCGTCTTGTGCCATTATTTTTTACCTTTTTTCTTTTTGGTTGCCTCTTTGCTACTAGAGGGTGAACCAGTTCCTTTAGCCGCATCAGAAATCTGACGCTTAACTGTAGCTAGATTGTCATCCAATCGTTTTTCAAATAAGGTACCAGCTGATTGAGATTTATTAGAAATCTTATCGAGTTCTGTTTTAAACTTCTCAACTTCAACTCTTTTCCTAAGATTGACTGCTTCCCTATCTCTAGTTTGCAAGTCGCCCTCAAGTTTTTTGATTTGTTGCTGGGCAGATTTTAATTGCGATTGTAATTGACCAATTGTACTCGTTCTTTGGAGTACCCCTTCCATATCGAATACTTCTGTTTTCTTAAGAACTTCTTGTTTATCAATAAGTCCTTTAGCATAAGCATCCATATAAAATTCTAATTCTGCATATCTATTAGTAGGTAAAGTACCACCACTTACAACTGATATGTCATACTTTCCTACTGTTATATCGTTAATAACTTGTATCTCACCAGTTTTGTCATCAACTAATTTCTGGTTAATAACGTATTCATTTATAGAATTGTTTGGTTGAACTATTCTAATTATTTTTTGACTATTATATAACTGCTGCATTAAAGGTACAGCAACTTCTCCGACTCTACATAAGGCTGCTTCTATATCAGCTAATTTCGATTTTATTCTCCTTTGTCCAAACTCATCTAAAGCAATGGTTGCTTTATATGTTTCTGGAGCTGCACCAGCACTTCCTTGCATTAATTCATATAAACCTAATTGATGGTCAATATCTGTTTTAGCAGACTGTTCATTTGAATAAAGTTCATTAGGTAATGGACTAGGTTGTACAGCAACTGGAGGGCCATCTGTTGGGTCATATGGTATAGCTACACCAGGTTGTGCCCATTTTTCTTCAAACTCTTTCATATCCACACTACCTTCAGGAACTAATATTTTTGTATTAGTACTTGTAGTAGCATGAGCTATTATTAAAGAACGTGTTTTATTTATATATTCTTGTAATCCTTTTACCATTCTAACATCAGATGTTGGATATGGAGTACGAGTATGTAAGTTACATAAAGGCACTATTGGGTAATCTTCTATAGGAAGTATTCTTGAATATAATAAAGTCTCTCCCATAATGATACATTGTTTTATTCTTGTAATCATTATTTTTACCATATCTATTTGCTTCTTCATTATAAGATATTGAAAATCTACTTTTTCAACTCTTACTTCAGGAATATCAGGTTCTGGAACTTCTGCATCAGGACCAAATCCTTCTTGTTCCATTTTTTGACCTATAGCTGCTTTAGCTTGGTATACCTGTTCTTCTCTTTTTTGTTGAAGCTGAATAGTTAGTTCTGTTGCTTGTTTTTCACTTGTTATAACTTTACCATTTATAATCCAAGCTGGTTTTTGCATATATTGTTTAAACTCTTCTTCTTCTAAAAGCATCTCTTTACCTGAGAATTTTTCATACACTCTCATTTTAGGTACTTCTAGTTTGTAGTACCTTTCATATCCACGAACATATTCACTTTGTTCATGCAATAAACCAACATCTTCTGGAAAAAATACTTCACCAATATTGTCCCTGCCAGTTTCTGGAGCATTAAAGTCTTGCTCGCTACTTGCATCATCTATTTCTTTTTTATATTTAGGATATAATTTTTTAGCTTGGTCTCTGCTAAATAGTCTAGAAACTATAATATTCTCTGCATCATCAAAGAATTTACTTCTACTATTAGGGTCAACATAAACATCTAATGGGTCAATATCGTGCATACAAACTTCACCTTTACCCATATCCATCATTGGGTCTTGATAAACATTTATATAACCTATACCCATTACATAGTAATCATCTATAGCTTGTTTTATAACAGACTCACCTTCAGATATATCATACATATAAGATAATAAGTTACTCATAACTTGAGCAACTTTATTGTCAGAGTCTTCTCTAGGAGCGCATCTAAATGATGGTCTTTTAGAAGTAAGCATAGCTTTAGCTGATTCTACAGCAGGGTGTATTCTATTTATAACAATAGGAGCCTGGCCACGAGCTTCTAAAACTTCTGCTTGCTCTTTAGTCCATTGTCTTCCTAAACGAAATTCTTTATCTTCTTTAGCTTGAATAGCCCAAGCATCTCGTTTTTTGCTATAATCTTTATAAAGCTGTATTGTCTCTGTAACTATTTCTGGTGTCTTCTTTTCTTCCATTTTCACCTATTTTTTATCAATTTAATATAACACTATAAAGTCATCCAATCAAGCTTTTTCTTTGTATTTAAGCTATTTTCGTCAACTTTTTCCCATTCTTTCTTTCTAGAAGGCTTTGCTCCGTCTAAAGCAGTCCATATAGCATCCATAACATCATCATGTTTTCCTCTAGGATATGATAGAAATTCTTGTTGAGCTATATTATCCTGTGGTCTAAAGTAAAATGTTCCCTTAGCAAATAATGGAACAAGTGATAAAAGTCTTTCACTTTTTCTATTTCTAGGTTTTACACCTTTTTCAAGACCAGGTATATATAAACTTTCTTTAAACATAAGTTCTCTAACAGCTGTTCTTAATGCTTCTTGATAACCAACTGTTTCAATTTTCATTCTCCTAGGCCTATACTTCTTAAAAACCTCAATAAGTTTTTGAGGCTGCTCTGCTGGAGATATTCTATCCCTGAATATATCAATAATGTACTTATTATTATCATAATCAATACCGATTGTAGTAACCACAAAATAATCAGCAGTGGAAGCAAGGCTGCTAGCAGGGTCAACTCCACAATAGACTTCGACTGGCTTAATCTCTTTCTCATCACCTTTCTCCTTTACTAGACAATTTTGTCCATTTACTCTTTCAAAATCATAATGATGCATTTTTATCCATTCTGGTTTAAATGGAGCCATATCAGGAGATTGAGCTATATTCATATACTCTTGATAAAAACCATTCAAGTTTCCTACAGAAGCAAATTCTTTTTTTATTTCTAATATTCTAGATTTAGGAAACCTTTCTGGCCATATACTGTTTTCATCTTCGTCCCATATAGAATACCATAAAACATTCCAGGCTGGAGAGTCTTTAGCCCAATATAAGAAACAATCTTCAGATATTACTGTACCAATCATAGCTATCTTACCTTCATCAGATAATGATGGTATAACAGCCTCAGTAACCCATTTTCTATTCTTAGCCCTAGCTTCTGGAGTAAATGCATTTAATTCTGATTCAAAGTCATCTACTATAATGAGATTAGGACGAGTATCACCTTCAATAAATCCCCTAACTCTTTGTCCTGTACCTACCGCTATTATTCTAGAGCCATTAGCTAATACTACATCGTTATTAGTCCATCTTTTAGCAGTATTAGGACCAAGGTCTCCAAATATATCTCTAAATTTATCTGAATGTGTTAAATGGTATTTAATACGGGATAAGAAGTTTATAGACTGAGTTTGTGATTCAGATATAATAACAATAAATAAATCTTCATCAGACTTTTTAAAAGCTACTCTCCATAAAGGAAAGATGAGGGTGGTAACGGTAGACTTCGCTGTACCACGAGGTGCTGCTATTAACACCCTCCTTTTTTCGTCGTTAGCTAGATAAGAATACACATTTTTGTGGAAAGGGGGTGTACTCTTTCTAAGAGCTGTTGGAAAACAGTGTCTTCCAAATAAAGCCATATTATTACGAAGCTTTTTTAAAGCTTGCATTTGACTATACTGTTCTTCGTAATCCATTATTTTTCCTCAGTAGTAGTCTTAGTAGCTATAAGCTTATCTTCCTCTTCTCTTAACTCATCTATAAGTTTAGTATTACTTATAGCCTCTAATTTCTCTGTAGTTTTAACAAGTTGCTTTTCTTTCATACCATGCATACCTTGTAGATTTTCTACAGCTCTCATAAGATTAGTAACATCTTTCTTATCTTCTGCCATAGCTATTACTTTAGCAAATAAATCTAAAGTATAAGTTTTATCTAGACCGTGGTCAGTAAGTAAGTCTGCAAGTTCTTCTTTTATCATTTTATCAAAAACCTCCGTTTTCATCATTCGTTTCCACTTTTTAAATTCAGTGGGTGTATAACTACCAAGAACCATATCTAATGCTAGATTATAGTCCCAAGTAACAGAATAGGCTTTAGCAAGGTTTTTCATCATATCTTGCTTTGACTTTACTTCTAGCATAGGTTTGCCAGACATAGTAGTATTTGTTTTCCTACCTGATACGTTTAATTTCTTAGAAGCATATTTAGGATTAAAAAAGGTGTAGCCCCAAGGGAACCGAAGATATATATTGTCCTTATTATTATTGGAAGGGTAATTCTTTCTCTTAATACATTTAGCAACGTAATTATCATCAGATATAGCATATCCCCCAGGCTCAACCATTTTCCAGTATACATATTCTATCCCTTTCTCGTCAGCTTCTTCTTTTCTATATACATTATATGTTGTAAGACCTTTATCTTTATGGTCTATATTTATAGTATACATTATCTTAATTCAAAATGTGGAAAGTCATCAAAGTTATTGTCATCTACTTCAAAGTTTTGGTTCCAATCACCACCCCATCTGAGATTAATTCCCATAGATTTGGCAATACCAAGTACAAACCCTGCAAATAAATGAAAGCGCTCCCTATCATCCCAATCGATAGGATAAGGAACCACATCAACAGCCCTGCTTGGATTAGCATTATGACGACCGTTGGGGTATTTAACTTTTGTTCTACCTTCTTCAAATAACTTATCTTGTCTTTCAGCACTTCTATGCCCCTCCAATACTGAACAATCTACATGTTTAATTACTTCATTTAACACCTTTTTTAAATCGGGGTGTATATTTTCCATTTGTTTT